GGTTGGTATTTGGTTTACTCATTCATAGCATCCTTTCCATTCTATGTTCAGCCCATGCGATATTTATCTCATGACTACGGCGATCAGCACTATGCTCCCACTCTTTCGGACCCATCATATCAGCATTGAGCTGATACAAGTCTTGACGTAAGACCTGAGACTGTCGGCTCAGTGCCGTCCACTGGTCAAACCATTGACGACAAAGAAAATCTTCACGAAACATTATAGTTCCTCCATTTTGTATTTGGTTAAAAGATACTGAGCAATCAACTCAGCAGCAAAGGTAGACACACCGCCCATCTGTGTTAGGGCAGTGAGTAGGTCTTGATGAATACGTTGTTGGTTATTCATCACAAAACACCACTATCATTACACCAATCACACCACCCACTAGGGCAGGGATGATGGGCGAGAATATTAATACGTCTATCATTATAATCCTCCAAATAAAAAGCCCCACACCATGTGGGGACTAACCGTCCGTGGTTTCTACGGTAAGATCACAAGGTATATGAAGCCTTGCTCTTACTGCTGAGGTTACGGGTAGAAAAAACCAAAGACCCACCCACTCACAGCTTGGGTATTGAACACAGAAAGCGCCCCATGTAGGACGCTATCAGTATTCAAGAAGTCACACCCCATGCTGATACATGGGGTGCTTAGTTTAGGTATGTCATGGGTGGATCATTCCACCACCTCACCATTGAGAACCTTGAGAGCTTCCCGCAGGTGCTTGAATGCAGCGACATTAACCACGTCACCATCTTTAGGATCATCGGCACGTTTCTGAGCCTTGTCCAGTATCTTTTGCAATTCATCTGCCATGATAAAAGGCTTGGCTACAGGTGGAGGTGACGCTTTCCAGAAGGGTAGATCACGGGCGGCCATAAAAGGCTTGCCTTTAAGTATGGTATCCTTGTCACAATACCAAACCTTATTCTCCTTAGACCACTCAAGGGGTAACATCAAACCAACCCACACCGAGAAGGCACGGGTATGATAAGGTGACGCATCTTGCAAGGCATTGATACGGGCAACCGCTTTCAACGCATCCTTATCGTCATGCCATACTTTGAGTATGGACACAGCATAGTTATGAATACGTTGTTGAAACGTCTCCGCATCCTTGGCTATCTTAACAATACCCGCATCAATTTCGTCATCTTTGAAGAGCTTAGTTACAATTTTTGCCATGATTTTATCTTTCCATTAGGGTTGCATACGGGACGCCCCATCATTAAGACGCCCCTAGATACAACCCCGACCTATGCTATACAGCATAACCTAGTTGGCTAGGCTTAGTCGGAGTTATACCCCCACTGGAAATTCAATACAGTCACCGCTATCTCTAACGGGATATTGTCAAAACAGACAAGCCTATCAGATACAAAAAGTATCTGAATGGTATGCGATTAGGGTAACGTCCCTACACCTCTTACAGTGTAACAACCCCTCATATTATAGCATGGTGGATCAATCCACCTCTCCAGCCAAAGGGAAAACCCTAAGAGTGTATAACTTTGAACACGTCCAAAATTTACACCACGTTTACGTACTATGCTATCGCATTGCTATCAATTTACCGCCACCAAATAGAATTTAAGTCCATGTCATAGCCTATGTATTATCCAACCGCACTTTAAGTACTTGTCAGATATTACAAAATAACCATACCACGTTAAAACCCCTCTGGATTTGTTCCGAGATACCCCTTGTGCATGAGAACCCTATAACCGCCACAAGGGGAGGCAGTAGTAGGGGCGGGAATGAAACCCTGAAACCGTGGCGGCCCTAGTAGTTGGGCGGAAACTGTTTTTCAGAAATTCAAAAACCGTGAACAACCAATAACAGGTAAATCAGGATAAAACACATAGCAAAAGAATGGGTTTTACCTCAATAGGTATGGAATTGCTAATATAATAAGTATGGTTTAGCAACTATAAAGGGAATATATCTATTATTTAATACCTTTAAAAGAGAATGATACTACAACTATAAAGGGAAAGAGGTAGGGGTGATTCGCAAGTAAAGGTTGAAATAGAGTACCTTTAAGTAGTTGTTCAAAGTATCCGTAAGCAAGCTAAGGTTGCGTTATGTATAGACATAATAAGACTGGAGATTATTCATAATAGGAATAAATTATTCATGTATAAGAGTTATCGTATAAGACATAAGGTACAAAAGATAATGTATAAGACATAAGGTACAAAAGATAATGTATAAGACATAATGTATAAGACATAATGTATAATAACTCTTATATAAGACATAATGTATAAGACATAGGGCAGCATGATTGACCTAATGGGGTGGGGGTTTATGTATAGACATAATGAGTATAGGTATAGTGTAAAGAGCTTGACCTTACCCCAACTCACAACCCCTTGAAAACACAAGGAAAAATCCCAATTATGTGATGTCTATAATCCTACATTGTGTATAAAACATAATGAAATCAAGATGTTAGAGATTAAAGTGTCTCATTAACTGAGGAAAACCTTGTGTATATCGTTGTATACAGCATGGGGGGCATGGGCCACACGGGGGGTGTACGTATACGTATATACCCAATGACAGCGGGGAGTCAAATACACTTGGTAACTACATGAACCACTACCTTAACCCCCACACATACGTTATACCTATGGACATATACATAATTCCTATACATAATGTTAATCATAATCCAGCCTCACAGAGCCACCTCCATGCCTACGGTAGGTAGACCCCCATGAATCTACGAGATGACCCCTTAGAGAGCCACTCACAGCCTCTCAGAGGGTATTCTACCTGAAGATAATACCCGACCCTCGCCGTTAAGAACGCTTTAAGTATTAATTGAACACCTGTTCAATAAGTAATAGTAAAAACTTAAAGTTTTCTCTTGACATCTGCACAAAATGTGGTATAATTAAGTATAACTTTAAGTAACTAAGATACTTTAAGTAACTTAGAGTACACTTTAAGTAACTTAGAGTACACTTTAAGTCTATTATTACTTATATATATAAAGAAATAATAATACTTTAAGTACACTTTAAGTACCATCCAAGGATTTTTCTTAGATTCTTTGTCGTTCCCTCTTGACACAGGGGATTTTTTAGGTATAACTACCCATGTCCAAAACTAAAACCTATTCTAGTGATAATGTCCTAGAAGAATTTTACCTAGCACTAGCTGACCAAGACGAAGGAAGACTACGTAAAGTACACATCCCAAGGTCTGACGTCTTCTACATTAGAGAAGCAATATTTCAAGATACTGGCATCAAGTATTCTTTAGATCATGTTGAAAGAGCCATGTACCTAGAGGGTCATCTTGAGGCCAAAGACGTATTTCAACCACGAACAAAAAGGGATTGGGAATAATGCCAGAGATTATCATGGAACGTGTACTTAAGTGGCAGATTATGCCACGCATTATGATGCTTGCAGTGACTGTCTTAACCTACCAAGCAGTTCATTGGTTCATGACCCTACCAGATCCTTCTATACAGCAGTCAGGCCTAGTGTCTATCTGTATGGGAGCCTTAACAGGATGCTTTGCTGTATGGCTTGGCAATGAGAAACACTAATAGTCCTATCCATAAAGAAGTAAATAGGTTTATGTGGATTATCAAAGGTAGATTAGCTCCTGATGAATACAGTGAGCAGGACTACCTAGATGTACATGACACTTACTTCCAAAGACTCTGGGGCAATCATGAGAACTGTGTTCATGAAGAGGGCTTTGAAGAAGCATATAGAGAGAAGTATAAATGAGTAAAGATATGCCTCAAGGTATAAAAAATAAAATGAAAAGGCTAGAAGAGATAGCTAAAAAAACTGGGGGTCAACATTCCAGTAAAGGCAGTGATTTTGATGAACAGCAACGTATTAGATGGGCTGCAATGAAAGAGGTTTTTGATACCTATGTAGATAGAGGTAAATTTAAAGACGCAATGGGTTTAGTTTTTCCTAGATTATACATGAATAATAAAAGAAAGACTAAACAAAATAAAGGTGGTCTAATAGACTACAGGAAAACAGGAATGTTTAAATGATTGGTAAACTCATAGGTAGCCTAACTGGTCTAGCCACCAGTATCATAGACGGTAAGACCCAGATCAAACTTACTGAAGCTGAGATCAAGAAGAAGCAGCTTACAGGAGAGATTGACTGGGATATTGAGGCTATCAAAGCTACTGAGAACTCATGGAAAGATGAATGGATTACTTTACTATTCTCTATTCCACTTATTCTAGCCTTCTGTGGGGATTGGGGTAATGAAATAGTAGCACAAGGGTTTGCTTCACTAGAGGTAATGCCTCAGTGGTATCAGATAGCTCTTGGTGGAATTGTATCAGCCAGTATTGGCATGAGGTCAGTGAGTAAGTTCTTTGGAAAGAAATAATGTAATACCTATCCCTCAACTATCTGAGTTGGATAAGCAGTTTATTGCATTAGAAAAACAACAAGAGTTAATACGAGAGCAAGCAAAGCTCATAGCGGAGAAAACTAATGTCTGAAAAAAAATATGAGCTTTTAGATAAAAAGAAAGATGGTTTAAAAATACTTAAAATTTTACAGGGTGAATCTAGGGCAGGAGAGTCTGGGGATTTACCCCAAGTTAAAGCAAGTTTACTTCGTAAGTATGGCGCAAAACAAATGTCACAGTACTATAGTTCTCTACCTAAATCAGCCATGCCTATAGCAGAAGAAGATTACTACGAAGTACCCACTATAGAAAGAATGCGTAAAGCAGGTGATAAACCTGTAAGGTATCAGTGGATATTAAATGAACCTACTCAAGGCAAAAACAAAGGTGGCCTAGCTAAGAAAACAAAAGGTTTTAAACAAGGTGGTCTAGCAGGTACAGGTCACAATGATATGCGTAAAGGCGGATTATTCAAATGACATTTAAACTATCATCACGTAGTGAAGGAAGACTTGAAGGTATTAATCCTAAGTTAATAGAGGTAGTTAAGACTGCTATTACTCTTACTAAAGTAGACTTTGGTGTTACCTGTGGTATGCGTACCGTAGAAGAACAAGAGAAGCTTGTTGCTAGTGGTGCAAGTCAAACCATGAAGAGTAAACACCTAGAAGGACGTGCAGTAGACCTTGTAGCTTATATTGGCCCCAATGTTACTTGGTCATTGAATAAGTATGATGAGATTGCTGATGCAATGGCTGATGCTGCAGTTGTACACAGTGTACCTATCAAGTGGGGAGCTGCATGGAGTGTAGGTGATATCTCTAAGTACTCAGGCTCAATGGAAGACGCAATGAATGAGTATGTAGATCTTCGTCGTTCCCAAGGTCGTAGACCGTTTATTGATGCACCACACTTTGAAATGATGTAATGTACACTTTTATTCTTCTCGTCTATCTTGGTATAGATAGGAAGCTTATGGAAGAAACAATGGTATTCAACACAATAGAACACTGCAACTACTATGCGAAAGAGATAATAAAAAGATTTAGCACACATGGTATAGCACCAGAAGATCGTGCAGTTGCTTATTGTGTACCAAAGAGATTTGGCGTTGAAGAATAATATACTATAAGTTGGGGGTGAAGCTAGACGCCGGTGTTTCCCCCATTATTAATAAGGAAATAATATGGCTATCCCTGAACGAGTCAAGACTAAGATGAAGGAGGAAGGACTTAAGGGTGTTAATAAACCTAAGAGAACTCCTAATCATAAAACTAAGTCTCACTGCGTTATGGCTAAGGAAGGGGATACCTATAAATTTATCAGATTTGGGCAGCAGGGCGTTAAAGGTGCGGGTAAAGCCCCCAAGACTGCGAAGGATAAAGCCCGTAAAAAAAGTTACTACGCAAGACATGATGCACAAGGGAAGACAACGAGCAAACTGTCAGCAAAATACTGGTCCCACAAAGTCAAGTGGTAGAATAGATATAAAGGTTTAAAAAATGCCCCCTGCAATATATTATCTTGGTGGAATATTAGTTAGAGCTACCACTAAAGCAATTAGAGATCGTTTGATTGCTCAAGGATTTCGTAAAGCTACAAGAGGACAAATTGACAGTAAAATTCCTGTTGTAACCGGAACTGAAAATAATCTTATTGCTCTTATTACCCGTGCTAAAAATGCAATTAAAAGTGATAAGGTTGTAGGTTCTGGTGGACGTAATGTTGCTAGAAGGAAAAAACCTGAAGACGGAAACCTACTTGGTAATAGAGGCCAGTCTGAGTTTGCAAGAAAGTATGGCAAAAGAAAAATGGGTGGCTTTGGTCCAGTTAAAAGTACCAGAGTAAAAGAAGCAAAAGATTTAAAGCTGGCTCAAGGTAAACGAGCTAAAGCTAAAGCTGAATCTTCTGCACTTAAACTAACAAATGCTCAGAGAGTTTTTAAACCTTCTGCAAAATCTTCTGAAGTAGCAGGAAATAGAAGTGGCTCTACCCCAACAATAGTTGCTATTGCACCTAGTGCTTCTAGTGCAGAGGAGGCTTCCTCTAAAATACCTAGTGTGCAAACTAAAGCTAGAAAAACTTCCACTCAAGTACAACGTAAAGCTAGAGCAGATGCTGCTGCTAAACGTAAAGCTGTGGCGGAAAGACCTGCTAAAGAAGGTAGTCTTGTTGGTGATGCTGGTAAGCCTAGTAACCGTAGAGCAGCTAAAGATGCGAATACAACCGCACGTAAAAAAGCTATTGAAAGGGCAGTAGCAGAAGCTAATAAACCTACACGTCCTAAGCTACGTCCAAAAACTAAAGATATATCTTTAAGAACTTATTTGAATCAGGAAATAAAAAAGAAAAAATCTACTATAGCAAAAGAAAAAGCTAAAGCTAAAAAGGGTGGATACACAAGTATTGTTTCAGCTAAAAAAGCTAAAAGCCTCTATTACATGAAAAATGGCAAACCAATGGCTGCAGTCTACAAAGAAGAGTTAAAAGGTAAATAAAATGTACGGAACCAAAAAGAAAACATCAAGCTACAACAAAGGCGGATCAATGCCTATGGTTATGAAGAATGGTAAGAAAGTACCAGCCTATGCTGCTGACGGTGTTGGCAAGATGAACAAGGGTGGTATGACTAAAAAGAAAACTAAAGGCTATAACATGGGTGGCATGTCAAATGTTATGGACCCAATGAAACAGACTAACCCGGCTCAAGGTATGATGAAACCCTTAAAGAAAAAAATGATGGCTATGAATAAAGGTGGTGCTGCTAAAAATAAAGTTATGACTTACAATATGGGTGGCATGGTTAAGTCCCAAGTAGATAACCTTAAAAAGAAAAAATAATGCCTGATCTAACTAAGTCTAAGTTTCATACACAAGGGTACACTATTGCAGCTACTGCTGCAGATGCTGACGCTACCGCTGTGTACACTTGCCCTGCTAACTTTAGTGCTATCACTAGGTACTTACACATAAGCAATAATAATAGTTCTACTAAAAAGGTTTATGTGCAGTTCTATCATGCAGAGGATGAAGAGTATCATTACATAGCTAATGCACTTAGTATGGCTGGTAACTCTGTAGCCAACTTAGTAGATGGTAATTATTTTAATCTGCACTCAGGTGATAAGATTTTAGTGTATGTTGAAACAGCTAATACAATGGAAGTAATAGTTTCTGTAGAAGAGTACTTTGACCCTAATCGCACTTAGTGCATAACGGGGTTGCAATCTTATATGTAGTATGATACACTAACTTGTGGTATAACTATCTCTGGTAAAAAGGAGATAACCATGTTTAAACGAATCATTAAGTCAGTACAAGAAGCACAAGAACGAAGAGTAGCATACTGGCAGCTACAACATATGTCAGATAAAGCTCTTAGAGATATAGGAGTAACACGTGGCGAAATCAGGCAAAAAATCTACCGTTAATGCGGCGGGTAATTATACTAAGCCTACTATGCGTAAGTCTCTTGTCGCATCCGTTAAGGCTGGCAGCAAAGGTGGAAAGCCCGGACAGTGGTCGGCTCGTAAAGCTCAAATGGTTGCCAAGCAATATAAAGCAAAAGGTGGAGGATACACCTCATGAAGATAAAGGCACCTGAAGGTTATCATTGGATGAAACAATCTGATGGTAGCTTTAAAGTAATGAAACATAGTGGTAAGTTTGTTCCTCACAAAGGGGCAAGTCTTACTGCTAATTTTGCAGTACAGAAAGTACATGATGGCCCTAGCAAAAAGTCAAAAAAGTCTTAAGTCTTGGACTAAGCAGAAATGGACTACTAAGAGTGGCAAGCCCTCAACACAAGGGCCAAAGGCCACCGGCGAAAGGTATCTACCTAAAGCGGCTATTAAGTCTCTTAGTGATTCTCAGTATGCCTCTACAACTAGAGCAAAACGAAAAGGCACTGCTGCGGGTAAGCAGTTTGTGGCTCAACCTAAGAAAGTTGCAGCCAAAGTAAAACCGTATAGGAAAAAAACATGATTAGATACATAAAACGTATATGGTGCGCTTTGCTTAACCGTGAGTGTTCATGTAAGAAGTGTGAGTGCGGATGAGAAAACTTACTGAAAAACAACAGCTATTCCTTGATGTATTGTTTGAGCAAGCACAAGGTGATCCTGTCCAAGCTAAACGTCTTGCAGGGTATGCTGATACTGTGTCTTCAACAACTATCACTGCAGTATTGCAAGACGAAATAGCTGAACTCACTAAAAAGTTTATTGCCACTGCTGGTAGTAAAGCTGCATACTCTATGATGCAGGTTATGACTAACCCTACAGACCTTGGCAATAAAGAAAAGATGGCAGCAGCTAAAGATTTCCTTGACCGTGCTGGCTTTGTAAAGACAGACAAAGTAGAAATTAAAGCTGAAAACCCTGTATTTATATTACCGCCTAAAAATGAAAGTTAATAAAACTTGGAAGCTCCCTGAGCCAGAGCTAGTTAATGGTGAGTATGAATGGTTATCTGTCGTTAGAGTAGGCAGAGTTGTGCCATTTGGCTATAGACAAGACCCTGAAGATGATGATATACTACTACCAATCCCAGTAGAGCTAGAAGCTTTAGAAGAAGCTAAGAAGTATCTAAAGCAATACAGCTACAGAGATGTAGCCAACTGGTTGAGTGAGAAGTCAGGTAGATACATTTCTCACGTGGGTCTAATGAAGAGAGTTAAACTTGAACGAAAACGTAAAGCAGAAGCTTCAACGCAACGCTATTACGCTGAACGCTACAAAGAAGCGGCGGCAAAAGCGGAAACCCTCGAAAGAAATCGTATCGGAGCCAGAGCTTCAACCAGTTCCAGCGAGAGTGAAGCCAGAGCCGATTGATGTAGAAAAAGCTCAAGACGTTATCTTTGAGCCTAATCCCGGCCCTCAGACAGACTTTCTTTCAGCATCAGAACAAGAGGTACTATATGGTGGGGCGGCTGGTGGTGGTAAGTCTTTTGCTATGTTGGCCGATCCTGTTAGGTATTTTAATAATCCACTATCTTCTATGCTGTTGGTACGGAGAAGCACAGAAGAACTCAGAGAACTTATCTCAGTCTCCAAACAGCTCTACCCAAGAGCAATCCCCGGGATTAAGTTTATGGAACGTGATAAGACGTGGGTAGCTCCAAGCGGTGCTACTCTTTGGCTTTCATATCTAGACAGGGATGATGATGTACAAAGATACCAAGGACAAGCTTTTAACTGGATTGGTTTTGATGAACTTACACAATGGCCTAGCCCTTATCCTTGGAACTATATGAGGTCACGACTACGTGCTACTAAAGACAGTGGACTTGATCTTTATCAAAGAGCCACTACCAACCCCGGCGGAGCTGGTCATCAATGGGTTAAGAAGACTTTTGTAGACCCAGCCCCACATAATACCAGCTTTGATGCTACTGATCCTGAAACAGGAGAACGCATTGCTTGGCCTAAAGGTCACTCAAAAGAAGGTCAACCCTTATTTAAACGTAGGTTTATTCCTGCTACTTTGTTTGATAATCCTTACCTAGCTGATGATGGTCTATATGAAGCTAATCTACTATCACTGCCTGAGCATCAACGTAAGCAACTACTAGAAGGTAACTGGGATGTAAATGAAGGTGCTGCCTTCCCTGAGTGGAATAGACAGATACACGTAATAGAACCTTTTGAAATACCTAGAAGCTGGTCAAAGTTTAGAGCATGTGACTACGGATACGGTTCTTACTCAGGGGTTGTTTGGTTTGCAGTATCTCCTGATGAACAACTTATAGTTTACCGTGAGATGTATTGTTCAAAAGTTATAGCTACTGACCTAGCTGATATGATACTAGAAGCAGAAGATGGAGAGAAGATACGTTACGGAGTACTTGACTCATCTCTCTGGCATAAACGTGGAGACACTGGCCCAAGTCTAGCTGAACAAATGATTATGAAGGGCTGTAGGTGGAGACCTGCTGACAGGTCCAGAGGTTCAAGGGTAGCAGGTAAGAACGAAATACACAGACGATTACAGGTAGATGAGTTTACTGAAGAACCACGGTTAGTATTCTTTAATACCTGCACTAATACTATATCACAGATACCAGCTTTACCACTAGATAAGAATAACCCTGAAGATGTAGACACACACTCAGAAGATCACCTGTACGATGCAATTAGGTACGGGGTTATGACAAGACCAAGAAGCAGTTTGTTTGACTATGACCCTGCATCACAACGATCAGGTTTTCAAGCAAGCGACCCAACGTTTGGTTATTAAGGAAATACTATGGACGAATTTGAAGAAAGCATGGGAATGGACGTTGAAGAGGCAAGCTCTTTAGAGGACATGAAGGAAGATACCTATAGTGATCCTCTTGCAGGAAGCATTGTGGGTCTTGTACAAAAACATTATAAGAAAGCCTCTGATGCAAGGGAGACAGAAGAAACTCGTTGGATACAAGCTTATCGTAATTATCGTGGTATTTATGGACCTGATGTACAGTTTACTTCCACAGAAAAATCTCAAGTATTTGTTAAAGTGACCAAGACTAAAGTTCTTGCTGCATACGGTCAAATTATTGAGGTACTCTTTGGCAACAATAAGTTTCCAATTACTGTAGACCCTACCACTCTTCCTGAAGGAGTAGAAGAGGCGGTACACTTTGAGTCTAATGACGAAATAAAAAAAGCTCAAGGCCCAAGCCCAGAGGAAACTAAACTACTTCCCGGCGAAACTATGACTGATCTTAAAGAACGATTAGCTGGATTAAAAAATAAACTTGCTCCTGTAGAAGACCAACTTAAAGAAGGTACAGGTAGCACACCTACAGAGATTACTTTTCACCCTGCAATGATTGCAGCTAAGAAAATGGAAAAGAAAATTCATGATCAGTTAGAAGAATCTAATGCAAACAAACAGTTACGTGTAGCTGCCTTTGAATGCGCACTGTTTGGTACAGGCGCAATGAAAGGTCCATTTGCCATAGACAAAGAGTACCCTAATTGGAATGATGAAGGTGAGTATAGTCCTACTATTAAAACTATTCCTCAAACCTCTAGTGTATCTATTTGGAACTTTTATCCTGATCCTGATGCAGCTAATATGGATGAGGCTGAGTATGTAGTAGAACGTCATAAAATGTCACGTACTCAACTACGTAATCTTAAAAAACGTCCTTTCTTTAGAAGCAATGCTATTGATCTTGCTGTAGCTGACGGTGAGTCTTACACCAAAGAATGGTGGGAGCAAGCTATGGAAGATGATGCTCAGGAATCCAAAGCTGAACGTTTTGAAGTCCTTGAGTTTTGGGGCAGTGTAGACACAGAAGTTCTTGAAGGACATGACATAGATATCCCTGCAGAATTAGCAGATATGGATCAAGTTAATGTAAACATTTGGGTATGTAATGGTAAGGTATTGCGTTTGGTTATGAATCCATTCACTCCTTCTATCATTCCTTACTATGCAGTACCATATGAAGTAAGCCCATACAGCTTGTTTGGTGTAGGTATTGCTGAGAATA